ATCCAGCTTTAGGACTCCATCCTGGGTTGTCTGGATCTCTACGCTTGCTTGGTCGCCAGCTCCGAGTTGCAGGTCGTAACCTGTTGTAAGAGTGTCTCTGTCGAATTTCCGTACAAGGAGTTTGTCGCTGGCGAAGAAGTCACCTGTGCCTGTCTGAGCGACAAAAACACCTTCGGCCTGACCTCGGAACACCTGAGCCTTGCCGGGGATGCCGGGGTTGTGGTCTGCAAACACATCTCCCGCAGCATCCGCGGTGTGGATGTAAGCACCATTAGAGAGCGTCCATCCGGTAACCCCAGAGCCATCGAGCTTGACCTTGAAAAGAGCTGGGCCTTCCTCTTTAGGGGAAGTCGGATTTAAGTACACCTCAACCTGCAGGGCTTGCCATCCATCCCACGGGTCAAAGGTGGAGGTCACATCTTTTGATGCCCTCTTAGAGAAGGTCGCGGCCCCGGTCGCGCTGTTGTGGTAGACCCATCCCGCCTCGATGAACTCGGTCTTTGTGCCGCTGCCATCGATGTTGATTCGGACCCACGCTGCTGCGCTCTTGAGCATCTGCCCGTACTTGCCCACAGATCCCCGTACCATCACACCGTACTGAATAGATGTTGAGTTTGTGAAGCTGGGTGCGCTTCCGAGGTTGAGCTCAACTTTTCGGTTGTGAGTCGTTTGAGAATCTGTGGGCCTCAGGTACACGAAGTCCCTGTGCTCAGTATTCATGTTCACATCGAATGCGGCGTACTCCTGAACACCGCTGACATGATTTGTGATGTGGTCATCAATCCCGGTAGAGACGCCGGTCCCGGTTGAGATGGACTCCTTACCTCGAATCCACATAGACATGAGGCTCACGCCCGAAGTGCCAAACCCATCCGAGACCGACTTGATCCCGCCATCAGACGCGACCCGTTTGAATTCGTCCCTGAACTTGACCTCGCTGGAGGCGACCCCTTCACCCCCACCAGGCGACGAAGGTGTTGATGCAGAACTATCATCTACTGCATCTGTATGCTGGATCACCTCAAGGAAGCTGATCCCGTCACAGACATGAGCAGCTCCGACTCGCCCAGTTGTGTCATCTGTAAACTTGGCAATACGGTCGCGGCCCAGCGTAAAGCCATATCCACCGGCAGTGGCGAGCTTTGCTGACGCCGAGTCTGTAATCACGCCTGAACTGATCGCGGCATCCGTACCCGCTGTGGTGCGACCCCCTAAAGTGGAGGTGTCAAAGAAGGTGACCTCGCTCTGCCATTCTCCGTTCAAGAAGAAGGGTCCAGCCTTGAAAGTAAGCTCAACATGACCTGATGCGTTATTGCGGGTCTTCAGCGACAGGTGAAAGTTCGAGAGGCGCAAGTGCTTGTGAGCCTCAGACAGGTGGTGACGGGCAACGAGCACGGGGTTGGGGGAGGCCCCGGTGCATCTCCACACATCAGCAATCAGGGCCGGCACCGTTGTCGACTCATCGTCCGTCACCGTTTGGTCGCCCCGATAGAGGATCGCGTGATAGTAGGAGGCGTTCTCTGCCTGGTCAGACGCACTGATTGCCGTCGAGCCTCCACCGAGCCTCGCAATGAGCCCAGAGCCATTCCAGACGCCATCTGCCGTCTCAGGGGTTCTCAGGGCGTCCTGAGAGCCTGTGGCATACTTGGTCGTAGTCTTGGCAGCAGAAGTCGCTGTGCCCTCAACGGCAAAGATTGAGAATCCAGCTCTCACCTCTGTGTTGGTTGTATTCGCGGCAAGATCATTCTCTGCGACGATTGATCGAAGACCCGGAGCCTCAGTGCCGTCGACAACATCGTTGCTGGTGTTGGCTCCGGTCACTGCAGCGACTCCTCGAGTCGCCATGTATCCTGAGTGAAGAGTGGCCGCGGTGATGAATGTGTGCGTGTTTGTGTAATCCACGCTGGTGACCGCGAGCGAGTTGAGAGGCAGATAAGCCATCTCCAAGCTAGGCGCATCCGCGGACGCACACCACTGGGTGGACGCTATCTGCGGCGAGGCGACTAGGATCTGCTCGGTCATCCTGTCGCGCCCCCCATAGTCCCTCTGAAGCCTCTATCAGACATCATGGCTTCTGCGATGATGTCCTTCAGGGTGTCTCGCCTCCTAAAGAGGAGCTCTTCGACGCCAGCGGCGTCAACAGCCTGAATGTTTACGCTGACATTCGCGGACTGCCCCCCCTGCATCTGCACGGGAATTGACTTGCCGTCTGGCAGGGGAACGACTGCCTCGTTCATCTTGCCCTCTCCGATGAGAGCAACATGAGGGCCTTTGACGATCGGGCCGCCATTCGCGTAAGGGTGGACGCGAGTTAAGCCTCCCTGAACTACTCCCCCCGTAGCCAACGGGTAGAGCTGACCTAAACCACCTTCGTTTACGCCCCCATCGGCCTGTCCGACTACGGACACCCCTAAGAACTTGCCGAGTCCGGGGATCATCCTGACGAGGCCCTGCAGGATGTAAGCCTGAATGATCATCTGAGCGATCTGCGCTAAGAAGGATCTGCCGAAATCTGCAAAGGCTTCCTTAGCGGACTTGGAGCCATCCATAACCGCGACGAAGGCATTCGCCATGCCGGAGGCGAAGCTTGTGACGCTGGTCGCAGCAGCATTTGCCATTGCAGTATCAGTGTCTAGTATCTGATCATAGAGCTTCTGCATTGCGTTGTCCGGCTTCACGATGTCATCGGACTCACCGAAGGACTGAGCAAAGACCGCGGCAGCTTCCCCTCCAAGAAAAGCAAACACCTCGTTAATCCTTTCTTGCATTGCCTCTCGGAGTTCAGGAGCCAAATCTGGTCTTGCTGCAAGGGCTTCATTCAAGCTATCTACAAAAGCACCGATTTGCTCGCTGGCAATGACGCTCAACTCTTCCTTGGGGACACCCGCTAAAAACCGCTCTCTAAGGTTTGCAAAGAAGTCATCCAGACCCCCTTCATTGACATCTAGGCCCAATCTTAATTTTAACTCCTGCGGAGTTTTCCACAGGATGTCAAGCATCTCCGTCAAGTCGCTGTCAACAAATGCAAACCGCACCTGCTCCTCAAAGGCAGTCCCGATCTCTCTGCCATAAAGGATCCTTGACTGCTCGATATTGATCCTAGCAGTATCGATCTGCCCCTGAATCTCAAGCAATTCCTTCGCAAGGGCTTCCCGAGATCCAGCCACAATACGGTTAATGTCGTAACTGCTAGTGTCTTCCGCAGTAAGTTTTGTCGGAGGAGCCCACATTAACTGCTGCTCAACAAGTGCCGCTCTCTCGCGGAGATCATCTAGGTCATTAAGGTTTTCAATCGTACTGTTATGGAGCTCTCGCCGGTTGTTCAAGATGCTGCTGTTAATAGCGTCAAAAGCGTCACTGAAGTCTTTGCCTCCTGTAGCCATTGACATCCCGACCTCTTCCATCACTCTCGAAAAGTTGCGCGTTTTTTCAGCAGACAACTTCATCCTTGCTGCCGCGTTGTCGGTCACACCGGGCAATGCTGCCATCAACTCGCTGAATTCTGCTACTCCTCGACCAACTAGACTCATAACGGTGATCAGTTGCCCAAACATACTGACCATCACCGGCCCCATCTGAGAGATGCCATCTCGAATGCCCTTGGCAGCGTTCTCCAAATCCTCAAACGACTTGATCGGCCCAGTGATACCAGTCAACATCGCCTGACCGAGCCCCATGAACCCCTGACGGAGAGCGTTCAAAATCGTCTCCATCTTGCGCCCAGGATCGAGCATCATCACCTCAAAGGCTTCCTGAGCAGCTCCAGAAGAGTTCTCAAAGTCATCTAAGATAGAAATGAAGTCTTTGAACTGAGCTCCGGTCAGAGCAGTAGCACCTGTCAGGGCTCGAACATTGTCGAACAGGACACCGAGTTGGGTGACATTGCCCTCTGTAGCCTTCATCACATCCTCAAGCATCCCGCGGAAGCCCCTCTGCTCAAGCGCAACTGCGTTGAAGGCAAACTTTTGATCCTCAAGACCAATGTTGAGTTGCTTCACCAGATCATTCGCGGCCTGAGAAGGCTTGATCATCGAGTTCAGCATCTGCCTGACATAGATACCCGCTGTCCGAGTATCGATACCAGCGAGGGTCAAGGCGCCGACCGATGCCGAGACTTCTTGTAGACTCACACCCGTCTGAGCGGCGATCGGAATGATGTTTCCGAGCGAGTTCGCCAGCAGCGGGATGGTCGTTTTGCCTCGACGCACCGTGGTGAACAGGATGTCGTTGATCTCAGTGACATCTCTGGAGCTCATCCCGTATGCGTTGATGATCGAGGTCAGGACATCAACCGTCTCTGAGAGCTCTGCGAGACCCCCTACGGAAAGTCGGACTGCTCCATCCAAGACCTCGACAGCATCGTTCGCGTCCAAGATGCCTGACGAGATCGTCTGATAGAGAGCCTTTGCCGTGTCGACCTCTGCGAGGCCGAAAGCAGTCGACATATCTAAAATCTGATCAGTAAAGCCCTCCATGTCCGCGCGGACTTGGCCTGAGATCGTTCCGACCTCAGACATCGCCTTTGAGAACTTGATTGCGTCAGCGGTCCCTCGAGTGAGAGCGGCTACCCCCGCGGCCAAAGTCAGAAAAGAACCAGCGACTCGTTTTACAGCACCCAAAAGAGTGCTGCCGACCGACTTAGCTAGACGCTTTGCAGCAGCTCCAGCTTTCTTAAACGCCGCCGCCCCAACGGTTCCAATGTTCCGAAGTGCTGCCGCGGCTTTTTTGGCCGGACCATCCATCATCGCTTGCATTCGCAAGACGATCTTTAGTGCGTGAGTGGATGCTCCAGCCATTCTCTATCGACCCCTGCCCATCTGGGCTTTCTTCTCGCGAACTTTGCGCTCGCGTTCTGCGGTTTCTTGACGAATCTTGTCAAACAACCCTCTCTCGGCGTCCACGATCTCACAAGCCTGAACAAAACTCAGCGACTGGTCATTAAGACCTCCAGCCGCTGGCAAGATCTGTCGAGACTCTAAAAACGCATACGCCCTCATAAACTGCTTTACCCCAAGCATGACCTCAGGGTGAGCAGACGAGAGAGTCGCTGTGGGACACCGAAACACCGGAGCCCTGTCCGTTCCTCCGCACTCACATTTTGGGTCATTGCCGCTGCACTTTGAGCATGAGATGGTGAACACAGGATATTTGGCAGGGGCATCACACCCCCACCGCTCCCGAGTCATTTCCATCCCCGGCTTTCGACATCGGGTGCAATCCGGCATCGGCTTGTTGGGGTCCGCTTCGCGGCCCCAACTCATTGCAGCAACGACCTTCAGGAGTTTCCCTCTTCTTCCGACACGGATGAGTGTTCGGTAATGGCGTTTGTGAGCTCCGTTCTGTTGGCGGAGCTCAAGCGATCAAGGCACTCATCAGTCACATGACGCGGGTTTCCCTTAGTCACATCAAACTGAGCGTCCGTCCCCGCTGTGGTTTTGAAGTTCCTCCACCCCCGCAATCCACACCGCAGGATCTGCAGTTGGTAACTACCAGACTTGATGGACATCTCGTCCTGGCCTGGGACTGAAGCGATCATAGAGTCCGCAACACGGGCCTCCTCGCTGACGGTCAGGGAGCGTAGCTCAAACACTGTCTGCTGCTCTTCCGGCAGCTCTCGGTCTTCTTGGAGCACATAGTCAAATGTGGCTCTGGGGTCTAGGGCAATCGGCATTGTTTCCTCCGTGCTGATTGACTCGCGGTGGAATTGGTAAAGGGAGGGACGCTGCCACCGCGGACAACGCCCCCCCCGAAAGGAGAGGATGTATCAGTAAGCGATGATGACGAGCTCGTTGTCCTCACCCCTGTCACTGTAGCGACGGCTAGTACCATCAGAAGAAGAGCGGCAAGAATCACCGTTGGTTCCACCAGTAAGGTTCGCGCTGCCCTCGTAGACCGTGAGGTTGTCACGATCTCCGTCTGCAATACCCGTCCACTGCAGGGCCGGCATTTTGAAGAGGAAGGAATTTCCGTCTTCAGCCGCGGCACCAAGTCGGAACTCGGCCCGAGCAAGCGCACCAGTCACAAAGTCGCTCATCCAGGTAGCGTAAGCACCATGGCCAGCGAGATCGGCATCGGGGTTGAAGCTCATCGTCGGAGCGCGACCCGCAATGGAGACCTCTTTGACACCGTCAGCGGCGTTTGCATCGTCGCGGTAGATGAGTTCGTTCCCCATGTCGATCGACAGCGTCGAGAAGATTGCACTGGTATCCAGAGCAGTACCGACAGCGTTAATTCCAAAACCAGCACCTGAGAACACGGGCGCGACTTTGTTGCCTCCAGATGCACCAGTGATGCTCGACTCATTGTTGTCGAAGCGATCAAGCACACCCGTGAAGGTGAAATTCATCAGGCAGCGGTCAGTCGCTGTAAAGGAGAACTCGACATTGCCGCGGCAACCCTTGGCAACAACCATCTGACCATCGAGGTACATCCAGATCGACACCGATGTGTTCGCAGTCGCCGTCGACTTGTCGGTATTCAGGATGTAGGCATGACCGACATCAGTACTTTCGGAAGCACCCGTGCAGGTTGCTGTGCTGACAGTCGCCTCGAGCGATCCGACTGCCGTAGCCGAACGGTCAAAGAACAGGGAGGTGTCCCCAGTGAAAGTCGTTCCGATTGCTCTTCCACAGGGGGTTGTGCTGATCTCAAACTCTTCTCTGTGAAGAATCGGGCCGTTGGTGATTGCGCCAATTGTTGCCCTAGCGACAGTCGAGAGTGCCTCGAACCCGCAGGACTTCAGCAGTTTGCCCCAGGTAGGCTCGGTTGTGTTTCCATCAGAGTGTGCCGCCATCTCGACCGAGAAGGACATCTCGACCTGGGCGATCGTGTCGCTTGCGGCAGTTGTTACATCAAGGCTAGAGTAGTACTGCGGATGCTGTGTGAAGGAGGGCCGGACGATGTTTCGCTCGTAACTCCTTGGAGTGATGGTGAATGTCGGATCTATCGCATCGATAAAATCCGCGGCAGTAACGCTCGCCAGAGTGCCTGAAGTGCTCTCTAACTCGACGAAAACCTGCCGATCAAATCTGTGAAGTGCCATTTGGTGTTCCTCAGGTCTGCGCCGAGTTTAGATCGGTTCGTAGGGTTCGGTAGTAAATTGAAAAGGTGAGCTCCGCTCCACAGATCGGATCTGAGGCATCGGAAGGAAGATAGATCTCGTCGCGTTCTGGCACGACATTGAAGGAGATGCCTCCGAGCGTCACATCCGAAAGCATCTTCGTTATGACATCTCGGGTAAACTTCTCCACAGTCTGGACGGCATTTGTTCGGGTCTTGACATATATGCCCATGTCGACCGACATTTTCCCCTCTAAGACTCCGGTGACACGCCCAGCTCCCGATGTGTACTCGGTAAAGCCTGGTGCGACAACAATGCAGGGGAAGGCCGCGAGGTTCAGTGGACCTCCGTCAATCAGATGGACTTTCCGTACATTTGTGTGGAAGTCATTTGCGACTGTGATCGCAGCAAGGTTGGTCTTGATCGTGTTCAAGACCTCCCACTTGACAGGATTGTTTGAGGGAGCGGTCATGCGTGTATCAATGCCTCCTCAAGTTGGCATTGAGCTTCCCAGCCAGCTCCTGACTTGCGGGTGATCATTAGCGACTCAGGGACGAATCGCACTAGGACTCGGTTGTTCTCGTTAGTGTAGGTCGAAGCTCGAGCTACTCCCTGCTCGAACATCGCTCCCGTCATGTACACCTTCTTGCCGGCCTCGTAGCTCCCTGAACCTCCCTGCCAAGATCCGACATAGAAGTAGCAGTTGTATCGAACTCGATCACTCTCTGTGGTATCCGTCGTTGTGTAGCCACTCTCTGAAGAGGAGTTCACATGGTCCCCCGTGGTGTAGGCGACCTCTATCCTGTACCAAGAGTCTCCCACGCTGGTTGAGTACCCCACGGCATCTCCGGCGGGATAGGGGGTTCTGACTCCCCAAGCTCCTCCGCTGTAATCGAATGTCACATAGTGGGGTCTGCTGTAGTTTGTCCCGGTCCTGAGGGCGTATGAGTTGATCCGAAGGCTCACGATAGTCGCCGCGTCACCCGACCCCTCATGCCGGATGTACATGGAAGCCACATTCGGCTTGCCGCGATATCCAGACCAGAAGCCTTTGCCGTTAGCCCCACTGGTCGCGATTGACGCCGGCCCGGAGCTCCCTCCACCAGACACAAGCTTCCATGCGTACTTGCTAGAGTCGACCGGGGATGCGGGGTGAGCCTTACTCCACTCTGTGGTCTTAGAGGCAGTGCCGGACTCCCAACTGTTTGTCGAGCTCGCGAAGTTGAACTCTTCCGGGTGCTCAATCAGGTTCGCGGTCTGCCCAGGAGGCAAGAAATCTAGAAGTTCTGCGCCCCCATGACTCTTGGTGTACAGATCCCTGAGGCGCCGAGCCTCGTCACCGTTCAGGTGAGGGAAGTTGAGCTTGAATCGCCTAGTCTGGTCCTCTGTTGAGAACCTCGAGTGCGCGGTCGACATCTGGCGAGCTCCAGAGACCCCGGAGCGCACCTCTTCGTATTCGCTCCTACGCACATACTCAGTGTCGAAAGGGAATCCGGGCCGGACATCAAAGGTGTCTACGACATCTTCAAGTGTACTGAGGTTGAAAGTCACTTCTTCCCCTTCCCTACGGAGTCAAGAGCATCTCGCATCGCGGTCCTCAACACATTGCGCTGGAACCCAGCTCGCTCGTTGAAAGTCCTGACCATGTTGAGGCGAGGGGGAATCGTCACAGACTTCCTGAGGGTGTACAGGAGCTTGATGTCTTTGCCCGTCTGAACGGCAATAAATCGCCTAGACCCCTTCTGCAAAATGAAGGTCGGCCCCATGTCGGTTTCCCAACCATCACCAGTGCGGCGAATCTGCGCTGCCCCCTTCGGTCGCCCAGAAGCAGTCACTGCATCGGGCAGTGGCACTGTTAGCCACTTCTTGCTCTTGGGGGTGACCGTTCCTCCGTACTCATGGATCTTCGCATACGGAGTCGCGCTGTCACCAACCATCATTACAAGAGCAAGACGGTTTAAGGTCAGTTCAGCTCCACCATACCCCTCGCGACCTGCCTTTCTTCCTGCGCTAGGCTCTGTGAAGAACTTAACTGAGCGCATAAGAGCGCCATCGCGCCTGTACAGTCGACCTGGCCTTGAGGAAGTGATCGGGCTCGCGGCAGCTCCACCTGTCCCGTGCCTCGCCTTCAGCGCCCTCTCCCAATCGGCGCCCATCTGCGAAAAAGCCTTCTTGAACCTACCCGCAACACGCTTCTCAAGGCTCTGGGCGCGAGACGCCCCTTTCTTGGGGTCTATAGCGTCAGCTAGATCGTTGAGATCCTTAGGCCAAAAGAAGAACCAATCCCCACCGGCTCTCAGCGTCATCAGAAACCAAACCTCAATCGACGATAAGGCGCCAGAGCCTCCACCACATCCGGCAGGAGCTGGATCGGCCCTTCGTTCTTGGAGGTCGAGTCTGCAAAACGAAGCATCTCGCCCTGCGGAGCGTCCTTGCGCCGGAACAGGGCCGCGGTCTGCAGGTCAGCAGCGAACGAGATGTCAGGGTATGCGCTGGCAAGCGCAGATGTATCAGCCGCAAACCCCGCGGTGTAGGAGACCTGCAAAGAGTTGGGGCCGGCAGACGGGTACAACTTCAGGTGAAGCATCCCCGTCTCGCCGTCGACATGGTAGTTGTCCGAGTCATACGCCGAGACAGAGCTGAAGTCCCAGTCGGTCGAGCTCTTTACGCTCGCGATTGCCGTCACCGGGTAGTGACGGAGGAACACTACAGATTGACGCTCCTGTATGGAGTACTCCTCTGTGCGCCCCTTGGACTCAAGCTCACGATCGATGTAGTTCTCGATTCGACGCGACACATAGTCCACCATCCTTCCGAGGATGGTGTCATAGGTCGTATCTCCAGAGTCAATCTCTAGGAGCTCTTTGACCCTTGCGGATGTTGTCGCATCAATTGCCATCAGTCAGAGCCCTCTGTGCCCTCCTCAGGCGCGATCTCAGCGGACTTCTTCTTGCGGGAGGTCTTCTTCACCATGCGGTTCTTGGGGGCCTTAAAGCCCGCCTCGCGCAGCCTGGTTAGGAATGGCTCCGGGTACTTGTTCGGCTTGGGCGCATCCTCGTCCGGCATGACCGGGAAAAGATGGATGTCCTTGTTGCCAAGCATCCGACGAGCTGCTGCAGCGACCTCAGGGTTGCTGTCATCTGTCGGAATCTCGACTACCTCGCCCTCGGATCCCCACAGTTGCCCATCAGGGAAGCGGAGCTCATGCCCCTCGCGTACACGCCACTTCATTTGGACGCCTTCTTGGCCGTTTTCTTCTTGGCCTTTTTCTTGGCTTTCTTCTTAGCCTTCTTCGCCGGCTTGGAGCCATCGATCGGAACGATCTGGTCCGGTCGAATAGGGACATACTGGTCTGGCCTAATCGGAACGATCTGGTCCGGTCTAATCGGGGTTGATTTCATGGCAAGTCGGTTTGGATTGAGGTTCTAGTCGCCGGCCTCGCCCAAAACGAGACCGGCGACCTTAAAAGCAAGTCTTAGCTTGCTACGCAGAAGCTGAGAGGCTGTCTGACGCCCACATCGACGCGGAGGGTTCCGCGGATGTGCGTCTGGTCCTTGCTGAAAGCGTCATCAGAGGTCGATGAAGCAAGGATTCGCATCCCGCCCCAACGAGCGACGAGGACATCGTTCCAGTTGCCGAAGATGGCAGACTTGGCGCCAACACCAGAAGCCCCGGTGAGCTGGGTCGTAACCTCGTATGGGTAACCCAAGATCATCGTCGGTGCAGCGTCAGAGATGACGATGCGTGACATCTGGTGACCCATTCCACCTGTGACAGTAGATGCAGCAGCATCGTTAGCGGTGTCTTCTTGCATTCCATCAGACTTGATCTTCTGGATCTGAGTAAGAAGCTTCGGGTTCATGGCCCAACCAAGGGATCCATCAAGACCGTTGTCATCACGCACCGCGGCGACGAAGTCAACCAACTGTTCGTAGGTGACCTGAGCGTCAGTCGCGGTTTGAGTGTTGACACCACTGGTCTCGGTGATGCCGGTCGGTTGACCTGAAGAGCCAGAGCCCTCAAGGACACCTTTGTCGAGGCCGAGCTGAAGCTGGGTCGCCATGTCAGTTTCGATGACCTGGTCAGCAGCGGGGAGGCTCGTCTCAAGCAAGGTGTTTGAGAGGATCACGCGAGACGCAAGCGTGTGCGGCGTCAGGGAGATCTGCTCAAAGACCATGTGGTTGTCACTGATCGCAGCGTTCTCAGCGACCCAGGCAGCAGTCGTTGCTGTGCCAACACGGGGGATCGTCAGGGGAGTGTGGGTAGCTGAAAGCTCCTGAGCTCCAAGACGGAAAGAGACTGACTTCGCGACAAGCTTGTTGATGACGCTGGTCAGGGCCTCTTCGGGGATGATGTATCCACCCGTTGCGGCGGCGCCGGTGGTGGTGGTGTCCATCGCGGTCTTGCTGACCTGCTCAAAGACCTCTTTCTCGTACTCGGCCCCAGCCCAGTTGTGAGTTGCGATGGCGCGGACTGCGCGACCGACAGAGAAAGCGTCCTTCTGGTTGACAGAGGTCGCTGACTCAACTCCGGGGAGGTGGTACTGCTTCTCAGCCTTGAGACGCTCCTGCATCTCATCTTGACCTGCTTTGAGCACATCAATCTGCTTTTCGAGTTCAGCTCGCTTCTCGACTTCGGCGGTTTGCCAGTCGTTCAACGCACTGTCAAGACGCCCACCTAGGGCGTCGAGGGAAGCTTTAAGATGAGCTTCTCCTGAGGGTGTGTTTGCATCAGACATTGGTGATTCCTTGTTTTTTCTAGGAGTCTTGAGATTGGAAAATGCGGCCAATTCTGCTCTCAAAGGATGAGATTTCCTCTGAGACCTGTTTCGCCATCTCATCGCTAGAAGTCTCCTTGGCATCCGGCTTAGGAGCATCCGGCGCGCAACACGCACCACCCCCATCACCACCTTGGTCTTTCGTCGCTAGTCGGCTAGTCAAATCAGAGAGTGAGTCCACAAGCTGCCGCATCGCTTTGGTCATCTCTGCTTGCTGTTCTTGAATCGAGGCAACAGCCTCGAGGGTGCGCTGAAGCCCATCTTCAGACTTTCCTCCACCGGGGGTCACCGGCTTGCCAGGAGAAGAGGGGTCTGGGCCTGACACAGGGGCATTCGGGTAGGTCACAGGGTTCGGACCTGTGTTCGGCCCACCGATCTGGTCATCGTCGATGAGGTTGCCTTCGGCCTGAGTATGTGTGATCACATAGTTGCCATCATCGTTCAGCACGATGTTCGAGATGTGTCGACGGATAAAGTCAACTGCCTTCTCTTGGTCAATCTCAGCGGAATAACCTTCTGAGCAGGGCGTCTCGCACATTGAGTTTGCTGCAGCGACTGCCTGATCGCGCTCCATGCCTTCGTCGATCAACTCAGGCACTTTTCTGGAAACGCACTCTGACTTGGTCTCGTCAGCCATTCGGCAAGCGGGGCCTTTCTCTACTGGAGCGTCTTTTTCGATTGTGTTCTCGCTCACCTCAGTGATCGCGTCCTCAACGGGGTCGACATTGGACAGAGACCTCATCGCGCCAAGGAAGTCAGCGTGACGGATCACATTGCTCATGTGCCCCCCGTCCTGAACAAATGACCTCCTGCAGAGCTCTTTCATCAAGCCATCGCAGTCGCCGGCGCGGTCGGTGTGGGCGAGATACTCAGCGACCTCGTCCTTAGAGAGGATTCCACGCTTGATCATCCCCTTCAGGCTGTTCTGCAGGGCCGCGGGGTTCGCCGGCACTGACACGACAGAGAGCTCAAGGAGCTCAGTCTCCTCGTAGAAGACCCCGTACTTGCCAAGACCGAGCATCCCGCGCTCCTCGTCAGACAACTTCGCGGTCTTGCGGGGCAAGAAACCAACGCTCGTCGCCTTCAAGAACCCGTTTTTAGCGAGCTGATACACCGTGTCAGCGAAAGGATGGATGTCCTTAGGCGCATACTCGATGTTGGCGACTAGGGCCGGACGATCATTGATCGCCTCAGGCGTCATGGAGAGCGCCCTGCCGATAGGCGGGATCGTCTCGCCATCATGGCTCCACAGGATCACGGGGTTCTGGGCATACCTGTCCAGATGCCATCCGCTGACCTTGATGATGTCCCCAACGCGGTCAGGCGTCTCGTCGGACGCGATGTAGCGAATCGTCCGCGTATCATCGTCAATGCTGATGGGGTCCGCGCTGTGAAGACGGACTTGGGGGACTTGATCAGAAGACTTCACCGAGTGGACACGCTTTTCGCCGGCCTCCTTGAGGTCTTCCATGCTTGCGGAGCCAGATGCGATCAGATAATCGAGGTGTTCAGCCATGATTCTTTGTGTTGGGGGGTTAGTTCTTCCCCGGAGCAGTGAAGCAGCGACAGTTGATGACTTGACTGGCAGTGGCATTCTTGTCACCAGGCCAGCGGAGCCCGTAACCAAACTCATCTCCGACCTTCACGGTTGTGCCGTCGAGGATGTTGTGAGCATCGCGAACGACTTCGTCGCGACTTGCAAGCCAAGTGTGAGTTTCGATCCCCTCAAGAGCCATCTGCTCCGTTCGGGCAAAGTTCTGGGCAGCCCCGACCTCTGTACGCGAGATCATCAGTGCCCGTGTCCTAAGTTGCCCCTGCACAACGCGCAGTTCGCCCTCCAAAGTCTCCAAGGTCGCCGCGATCGCCTCCGATATCTGCGTGATGTTCTGCGGAGCACCAGTCAAGGACTGCAAGATCGTGTCCTGAAGAGACCTAGCAGCGTTTGTCCACCACCCTTCCTTGATCATCAGGAAGGACTTGTCGACATAGTTGACCGCTATCGGGTCGGTCACCGTCAAGATCCCCATCGATCCACCTCCAATCTCCGCACTCATGCTCGCTGCGGCAGCGTTGATCACGCCCTCAAGAGGGCCGCGGACTGCTTCCTCGAGCTCCGCGAGCCAACGCTCCTCGTTCAAGTCCAAGATCCGCTCGATCTCAGCTCTCGTCAGGATTAGCTTTGTCTCTACAGCAGGAGCCTTGCGCTCTTGACGAGCAACTTCGCGCAACTTCTGCCTGGTCGCGAGCACTAGGTCATCAGAGACCCGTCGAATCCTGCGCGTGACCTGATCTGTGTGGAATTGTTGTTCAGCGTCGATCACCTTCCAGTAGGAGATGCGCTTCTCTTCCGTCTTGAGTCCCTCAGGCCAAGAGATCTTTGTAACTGCGCTGCCAGACTCAGACTTAGAGCCCTTGTTCGGGTTGTAAGCCCAGTTCTTGAGAGAGATGTCACGCTTGCTCTCGCATCCCTCGCGGACGGGGTCGCCTTTCGGCATTCCTCGCATCCGAGAGATGAAGCTGATCGCCCTGTTGGCGTCTGTGATGTCTTTAGCGTTCCAATCGTCCTTGTTTTTCTCCAAGAGACGCAGGTTGCGCTTGATGACGGCATCAGGGTCGACCGAGGCAAGGCGAGAACACTCGTTGTCTGACCAACGCTTGAGATCCGAGGCGCTCATGTTGACCGTATCGCGCCATTTCGCGAACACCTCGTCCAGATCACCGTTCTTCTGCTCTGATTCCTGCAGGGCTCGCTGTTCTAAAAGCCGCTCCTGCTCAGAGAACTCGGTGTCGATGCCCCGCTCCTCAAGAGCCATACGCATCTCCGAGTTCTCCTCCTCAACCATCGCAATGTAGTTCTCGAGGTTCTCGACCTGCTCCGGGTCATGCGACTTAGACAAGTCAAGCGTCGGCTCATCAGCCTCAACGAGGTTCGCAGGACGGTATCTCTCATCAATGCCGTCGAGCTCCACCTCACCAAGGTCCATTCCAGCCAGCTCCGCGGCCTCGCGGAAGCTTCGGTGACCCTGCTCGTAGATCTTGAGCATCCGATCCACCTTGGAATCCGCGTCTTCTCGCAGCGCAGAGACGCCAGAGATGTCGTATCCAAGGCGCATACTCTTGTCGACACCCGCAATCCGAGCCACAAGCTTGGTGTTCAGCTCGTCGACGAGGAAATCCAAGTAGGGAATCACCGTCACCTCCCAGAAGACCCGGAAAGCATGGCGCGCAGAGGCATAGTTAAGCCCCTCGGTCAGGCCGATGATCGGTCGAGTCACCCCAAACACGCTCATAATCGTGTCCCGGTTCCACTCGCGGAGGTCTTGATGCTCCATGTCGACCGGCGTCATGCCGATCTCCTTGTATGTCGTACCCTTCGGAAGCACAGCAGTCTGCTTGTGCCCCTCCGCGCGGTTGTAAGTCTCACGCCAGCTCTGCCGGATTGACCTCATGTCCGAGTCCGTCAAGGGACCGTCAGTTGTCAAGACTCCACCAGGCGAGCCCCCATTCGCAAGCAGAGCCTCGTCAAACCTCTGCGCGTTGAAGTCAAGGGTCGCTGTTCTGTGCGCTGCCTGGGCCGGACCCATTCCGCGGAGAGGCGAGTAAGGGTTGATGTCAGCAATCTGCACCACTGCGTGAGCGGGGTAGTGCCTGTATCCACCGGAGACCGGGATCCTGTACTGCCGGGGAACACCAGTCTCCTTGTCCGTCTGCATATCCACGATGTCACCGCGGACTACCCAGAACTCATCAGGCTCCTCCACTAAGGCGTGAGGAGAGCTCATGCCTCGAGTCTTCATCTCCACAGGATGCCCCTCCTTGAGCAAGATCAAGAAGCTCTCGCCATAGAGCTGCTGGTTTGTAGCCATGCATCGCATGAACTTCCGCTGGCTCATCAGAGGGTTGGGCCTAGACAGCAGATCAAGCACCGCGTCCTCAGTCACCGTCTCTGTGTGACCGTCGCGCCCAGTTCGGTGCAGCTTCAGGGGGACGCTCGCGGCGGCTCGGGCAATCGCAGACACGCAAGCATAGACCCACGGGTGCTGCGCGTAGGGCCGCATCATGTCCTTCTCGCCGCCCAGAGACATCGCCCAACGGGATGCAGTCGGCTGAGAGGTTCCATCGTCACCCATCCACATCGACTTGGTGTGGCTATCTAAGGGGCGGCCCTGCTTGCCGTAGGGCAAAGACTCGTCGGTCCTCGCACCTTCCAAAAGGGCTTTTTGCGCCTTTGCAGGTTTTGATTCGTTGGTCATCCGCTTCCTTCTTACGGACAAAACGAGCAAATAACGACGAAGAAGGTCTCCACGCCCCCAGATGTGGGGGGCAAGGACGCCGAGCACCCCAAAATCGGGTATTTTTGCTGCCAAAAAAAGCGGGGTAGAGCTCTGGCGTGATTCCATGCTAGGATCTTGCTTTTATAGGAGTTCGCATTGGGGGATGTTCCCTAGAGGCCGTGTACGCCGAAGCTGAGGCCCTAATCTACGATTCGCGGCCCGTCTGAAATTGCGGCATCCTATTCTCGGTTTGCGACATCCTAGGCCCGACCCTAACAGAACCCGAACACCTATATTGAGGCATCCTAGAGTAGAATCCAAGTTATACTATCTCGACAATGCGACATCGATAGATTAGGGTCTTGTTAGGGTCTGATAATGTCTATTCTGATTCATTGGACCCCGCTTCACGGGCT